AATGCATGCTAAGCAATACACTGAACACGAACGAAGTTAAGGATGCTAGTGCGACGGAAGTTGAATTCCAACGCATTAGCACTAACGATCGTAAGACAATATTCGCTACGATTACGGAAGCTCCAAATGCTCCTCATCGGCTCTCGGTTTCTCACCAAGAGACCGGTTCGGGGCAGGAACTCCGTCGTCGTTCTGTGATCCGCCTTGACAAAACTGTCACTGGCGTTTCTACAGACCCGCGAGTAGTGTCTGCGTATGTTGTCCTTGACGCCCCCGTTGGGGATGTCTCGGCAACCACCGAAATCAAGAACGTCCTTGCGGAACTGTCGAGTTTCTGCTTTACAGCAGCTTCTTCGACACTCCTCTATGACGGTACTGGTAACGGTGCGGCGGCACTGATCTCTGGAGGTCTCTAATGAGAGGCAGTCAGAGTGAGTGTCCTTTGAGGTCCTACTCAACATGGTTAATGATTATACTGATCTTCGTGATCGGCCTAATCACCTACGGTTGTGCCTTCAAGAAACTTAATGTTTCCCTTGAAGAGGGTCATCTCGACTCTCCTCTTGGCACAAACGCGGTTCCATGATTAGTTGTGTCCGCCTGAGGGACTTGGCGTCTGCGACACCATTAATAATGGCGTTGTTTTCGCTGATATCCCCTGGGCGGACGCCCTCTTCGTGTTAAAGTTCGGCAGTATTGCGCATGCTCTTGGAGTCATACCCTATGGTTGACATTAAGAGCCAAGATCCGTATATACAGATCATCGTCGCAACACTGTCCGACGTGCAAACGTTGCACAGTGAAGTGTTCACTCGATCAGCTTATCGCAAAACGGCCCAAAAGGTCATTAAACGATATGCTGAGGAAGGTACGGGTTTTCTAACGAAAACCCTTCCCCGTCTCGCCAAGGCACTAGATCGTGCCTTGACGGGCGAAGTCCCGTTGGACTGTACCAAGTTGGCCTTTAAAAGCCTCCCTGGTAGCAAGCTACCCAAATTCTTGGGTGAGCTCTTCCAACGCATCTTCGCGCATGACGGTTGGATTCTTCCAACACCATGTGCAAAATGCGTCAAATCACTAAGACAGATCCTTCTTGTATACTACAAGTTGGAACTTCCCCATGATGACAGACAAGAACACGAGGTCCTTGAAAAGTTCGAGAGAACTGAACAAGGACTTGTATCCTGGAATGAGCTGTTTTCTAGAATTAGAGAACAGCTTGACGCCGACCCGTACCGTAACTCTGGTCTTGATGACCAGAAGGCAGTACGGATCATCCGCAGTGCTCGGATCCTTCTTGCGAAGGTTTTCGAGCATTTTGACCACAGAGACATACATCCACGGCACGGTCCTGGAGTCGTTTCCACGAAGGAAACACTCTCAGGAAAGTACACGTTTCGATGTGTATCTCCAAGAACCGCAGACATGTACCCAATCGATGCGTACTATTACGCCTCAATGGGCCATGTATGCGACGTTCTCAATAGTACAGCAAGTACCGTACACGTTCGCGGATTATCCGACGAACGTATTTCGCGTGAACCCTGCCCGACTCCAAGTGGAGTGGATAGAGACACACGAGAACAGACCCATAATGGTGGACGGTCAGTTCACCGAAATGAGACTGTTACGTTACAACTGCCTATTGAGCTCAGAGAGCGCTCAGCGCGAGTAATACTCGTGCCGAAAGACTCTCGCGGTCCTAGGCTAATCTCTTGTGAACCCCTTGAATTTCAATGGATTCAACAAGGATTAGGTAGGGCAATAGTCCAGCACTTGGAGTCCCACCCTTTAACAAGGTGGTCCCTCCATTTCTCCGAACAGAATTGGAACCAGAATGCTGCCAGTTATGGTAGCATCACTGGGTCCTACGCGACCCTTGACCTTAATGAGGCCAGTGATCGTGTCTGTACGGAGCTAGTTCGCCTACTGTTCCCTGAGCCACTTTCTAGTGCGCTCATGGCCTGTAGGTCTCTGTCTACGGTACTTCCGGACGGCCGAGAATTAAAACTCAACAAATATGCGCCAATGGGGTCAGCTTTATGCTTTCCCGTTTTGGCCACTGTTTGTTGGGCTCTCCTGGCCGTCGGTCTACCTGACGCAGGGGTCTCTCCATGTGATCGATCATGGCGAAAAACGCCATATTTCGCGCAGCATGGGAAGCGGTGGAAAGACGGGTGCAAACCCATCTTCACATCGCGAGAGGACCTCTTAGTATACGGTGATGATATTATAGTCCAAACGGCGCAAGCCGCGCACGCTATAGACATTCTCGAAGCATTTGGTTTAGTAATAAACCGTGCTAAGAGTTGTACCAGTGGATTCTTTAGAGAATCATGTGGCAGAGACGCCTTTAGAGGCGTAAACGTCACACCTGTGCGTATTCGCACAGTCTGGAGTCATCACATTCGCCCGGATGTTTATACATCTTATATCGCAACAGCGAATCATATGTATGAGCAGGGATACCATGAGACTTACGATACTATCGTACGGTTACTTCTTGAAATTTATCAAGAAATACCCGACCGAGAACAGTTCCCTAATCGGGATGTTCCGGTACTCATAACTACCCCGGAGGCAAATCGTCCTAAACGGATGCGTACGAACCCCCACTTGC